TTCGTAACGTTGCTCGCCGTCTTGTGTGTCTAGTGGTTTTATATATTGTGCCATGTTATTTTAATCCGTCCTGTACAGCAGCCATTAACTTTCTGGCTTCTGTTTCTCTAATGGTAGATGGTAATCCCTTTTTAAAACTTGTAAAGTCATCATCTTCTGCAAACTTGCGCATCTTACTGGCTGAAATACCTGTGGCGCCATCGGCGTCAGGATCACGGTCACCTGCTGATATCACTTCAATCACTTTGAATGAATAATCTTTTCCATTATAGTTATTTAAAATTCGTTGATATTCTGCAACTCTATCGCTGCCGCCTATCATCACCAACTTATCATATTTGCCATTGAAGTGTTTAGCCCAGGCGATGAATGTCGGAAGTTGTTGGGTGGCAGCTTCAAGGTTAGCATTTGGGAACATCAATTTAGCAAACTTCATTTTTGTATCAATATCTAATGGGTCTTTCGGTGCCTTTTGTGTTCGTGATAATACGACAACATGGTCACCTTTCATCTTTGTTGCTTCGGCCATAACTTTGTCTACTAATTTTTTATGACCAACAGTCGGAGGATTCATTCTTCCGAAAGCAAACACCATGGTTTTTAAAGGTGTGTCCACTGTTGTAGGTGCTGCCGCAGGCTTCGTCCAATCTTTTACTGCATTGAAATTGGCTTGTGAAAATTCCATACGATTCACAAGTTTCACCGCATTACCTTTTCTATCTATAGCAACATACCCTTCAGGGTCTGTGTGTTTGAATCCTTGTGTTGTTTCAATGAAGGTAGGAATACTTTGGGCTTCATTTAATTTCTTTACAAGAATATTTTTTATTGCCAACAAACTTTCGTATAGTTGAAAAAATCCTCGAATGTTAGATGCATTCTTCTGAAGATATTTCTGTATTTCAGTTTTTATGCCAACATATTTTTCTTTGCCAGCAGCAGTTTTCATGCCCTTTTCTTTTTCAGATATTCTTTGGACAATAAAGTTTTCTAACCCAGCGAGTGAACGCTGCGTTATTGGAGTGCCGGCGCGGACAAGTGAGTTCACAAAAATCTTAAACATGTAACCCACAGTTAAATCTTTATCGTGGGTCGCTAACTCATCCAAGAAATTTTTTACTGCTGTGGCATTGTTTTTGGCAGTCGCCAAGTGTGAACTAACCGTTCGAGTTTCCTGGGCTGTCAGCGTCATTTTACCCGAGACATCTCGGTATGATGCGTCCTGTATCCAGGCTGTTTTAGATTTGTGTAGCTTGCCTAAATCAACACCGAAGGATGCAGATAACGAATTAACTGGTCCCCTTCCAATATATTTAGTATGGAAGACAACTCCAACCTTAGCTTCATTAATCGTTTCGTATAAGGGATCACCTTTAGGGATGGCATATAAAATAGTGTTTGGCTTGAAGCCAATATACGTTTCACCATCTATAATGTGTGTCTTTTTAATAGCAGGAGTGAACATCACATCACCTTGTAGAACTCCTGGAATGCCTAAATCTTTTAGCTCATTGTACACTACTTTCAACGTTTCTGCTAGGCCGCCTTCATAATATACATCAATGAATTCTTCACTAAATCCTAGCTTCATTTCTTTGGCAAAGGCACCGTGCTTTGTAGCCACAAAAAAGAACCCTGTTTCAGGGTCCGTGCCGGCGACGATGGCAGGAGCGCCATCCCATTTGGTTGTGATGTTTACTTTCTGTGTGGCATTTCCTTCAAATAACTGCAAAAGCGCCTCAACAAACGCTATGGATTGTTGGGCGCCTTTATAACCTAGATTGACGATATCATCTTCTAGGTGTTCTAAATGCATGTTTTTGTTAGAAGCTTTGGCCATGTGTTCAGCGTCGGAAGTTTCTACTATTTATATGTTAGACGCTTACCAGTAAGTCCTCTATGGCTTTTTTACGATTAAATATGGCTCGAAGTGTGTATCCTGATAGGAGTTCTTCAAGAATTTCATTGAATTCTTCAAATTCATCTTCTGTAAGGTCTTCAGCTTCGGACACAAACTCATGAAATTTTTCTTCATATAGTTTAATAACGTCATCCACTTCAGCGGACATGATATCACCTTCATCTTCTTCCCACGAATCCCAATTGATGCTATATTCTTCTGATAATCTTTCTCCAATTTTCTGAAGAAAGTTAAGTCGAGCATCCATTGTTACCCCCTGTTAGTATCCATACGCCGCCAACGAATTTCACGAGTATATTCTAGCTTTTTAATTTCCCACATGGTCTTAGTATATTTATCTTTAGCTGACGCAATCATCTTGTCTATATTGCTAAGGACATGCAATTCTTTATCCATATCTAGTTCCGAAGGTTCGTGACGAATTTCGTTGGCTGCATCCACGTATTCTACATATTGCCAACGTGATTCTTGGGGGTCATCGTTTAATAAGGCTTCCACCTTCCCAAAAAACCAGACCGGGGAGAACACCATGAGAATGAACAATACAAACAGTAGTACATGATACCACTTCATAAAGTCCCACATGATGTTCTCCCCTGACTAGGTATTAGAGACCGCCGAACGGACGGCTGCCAGCGATACGATAAGCGATGCTGACCATAGCGCGATTCGGAGTGCCGACGCGGTAGGAAGTGGTGTTACCAGTGCGGTTCGTATACACGCAAACACCAGAGGTGCGAAGGTCGCTGATACGAGCGCGAAGGTTACGGACGCCGAAGCGAGTACGGGCCTGAGTGGCGGTGATGCTACGGCCAGTGGACAGGAACTGCAAAAGACGGTCGTTCTGAGTCATAATAAATCTCCTAGTATAAAGTTGCGCCCTTTCAAGCCAAGAGTAGTGCGGCGGGCGTGGATGACCGCACTACCCCGATATTGTTTTATTACTTGCTGTTCTTCTTAGCCTTAGGCTGCTTAGTCGGACGCTGAGTTGGGAAGAGGCGCGATGCTGCCTTGTTGATTGCGTCCTGATAGACCTGTTCGGTCAGTGTATTGTCGTTACGCAGATAGGCGATAGCATCAGCCTTAGTCATTGCGTTAGGAAGGTCCACCCAGTGAACGGACGATACACCGAGCTTACCAAGAGCCTTAGTATACCGAGTCCGGTCATTAGTAAAGCGGACCTTAGTGCCGATGGTCTTGTTGCCATCGCGCGAACCACCAGTCGAGAAACAAACAAACGAAACCTTATCAGTGTTCTTCATAATATATCTCCTTGAAAGAAGTTGTTTTCACCAACACCAGAAGTATAACACAATGTTACCTGTTTGTCAAGCCCCTGCGACTCCTGTTTCACCATTTCCGAAATGCTCGTCAAAATTACTCATATCAAAATACCCCTCACCAAAGGACCATAAACGATCCAAATACTCCTGCTCGTCAACATCCACTTCGCTCCATTCTCTTATCACCTTACCAATCGCTTCTGCAATTGGATCCAGCTCGTTTTCAGGCATCGTTCGGTCCTCGGTTTGGTTTTGGTCTGTACATTCCATACTTAAATATAACACATTAGGAGTCATTTGTCAAGTCCCAACGTAAGTGCTTATAAATCAACGACTTAGACAGCCTGGGGCCCTTGAGCAGAGGGGATCCAGCGCCATATTTTTCGTAAAAGTGACTTTTTTAATCTATTCCACTCTAATCCTTTAAATGCATGTTTATACACCAAATAACTATATAATTTTCGATAATTATCTATTTGTTTAATTACATTTTCTGGATTTACATTATCATAATAATATTTAATTTCCATGGCGATATCATGAGCGTATGCCTCAATTTCACACCAAGTACTTAAATATTCAATCTCTTTAATACGTTCTTTTGAAATTTTATCAGAATAATGCACTTTCACAAATCTATCAGATTGTTCTGGGCGAAACGCATACTGACTTTGGTGTATGAATTCATGCTGAACAATTTGCGAAAACATAAAAATGAATCCATTATAATTGGCTTTTGTGAATTTAAACGTTTTTTTAGATGGAGACAGATGCATGTTTAAAACGATAGCGTTTTTCTTTCTTGTGGTGTCAAACCATCCAGAAAACGAGTATAACTGCCGTTTATTGGACTTTTTTGTTTTTAAGGCTTTATCCCGATTCACCCGTATCTTGGCTCCCATCGGACGTAAGATTTTGTTTAATTTCTTACTAATCTCACCGTAAGGGATTTCCCGACCAATAATCTCATCTGGAGAAAAATGAGTATTGAGTTCCTTGTGTATCTTGCTGGCTAAGTACATGGAACCTCCGAGTTGTATTCATTCCTATTTATATTTTTAAAATTTTATGGCGTCAAAGTTCTTTTTACTGAATGTCTTGGATGAGACGAAACTGGGCTTTTCGGCTCCATCTTTCCGTTCTTCTTCCTTGTACAAATTCTTCTGTGCAGACATGTCCAAATCATATAATCTCATTTTAGCGCGATCCACACCCACAACAAATCGTTTATGAGAATTCGGATCAGCATACCGATTTTTTAACTGTTTCACCATGAGCTGCCCGAGTTTTTCTAAGTCCTCAGTGCTAATGAGAGCAAACATAAAGTCAGCAGTTGCTGGAAGTCCAAACGACTCACTAGTATCAGTAAGTTCCACATCACTATTTGCATACCCACTCCTTGTTGTTTGTGTTGCCGAAACAATAGGAACATTGAATTCCACAGCCAAACCACGAAGTTCTTCGGCAATACCCTTGATATAGATGTAACTATTTACACTTCCAGACATTTTGAACCGACTACTCGCACAAATGTTCAAATAATCAATGAAGATGATGTCAGGACGAAATTCCTTTTTCAAATTCAATTCATTTAACAATGCACGAAAATGTCCTGCGTGTGCTGAAGCAGTCGGATATTCCTTGATGATGAGTTTGCCTTCCGTCTTGTTCTTGATTCGAGAAATTCTGTCATCAAACATTTGCTTTGGAATGTTCTTTAAATCATCCATCGTGACATTCATCAAATTGGCGTCGATACGTTCTGCGATACGTTCTTCCGCCATTTCCATTGTGATGTACAACACATTCTTACCCTGTGACAAGGCGCCAGCCGCCATATGACACATGAACAAACTCTTACCCACACCAGTACCTGCCAGAGCAATATTCAACGTCTTGTTCGGCAAACCACCCTTGGAAATTTTATTAAACATTTCCAAATCAAAAGGTAGCCGCTCCTCATCACGATGATAGAAATCATATCGTGATTCCGAATCTTTCAAATAATCATGACCTACACTATTATCGAAACTTACCGCAAGGGCATCCTTGAGAATGTCTGGTATAGCTTCGTTAGTGTATTTCTTATCTTTGCCATCAATGATTTGAATGGATTGAACAATGGCATTATATACCGCCTTATCTTTACAAAATTTTTCTGTCTCGTTTAACAACCATTCTTGATTCTTTTCTTTCTCAGGAAGAGATGTTAACAGAGAAGTGATTTTTTCAAATGCATCCTCTGTTAACGTCTTATCCTGTTGAATGATGATGTTTAATGCTTCTTCTGTAGGAGGCGCATTATAATCATCAACAAATTTTACAACCGTCTGGAATATTTTCTTTTCTGAATAATCAATGAAGTATTCATCCTTCAGAAAGGGAATCACCTTCCTGAGATACATCTCGTCCTTCAACAGATTGGATAGGATCATCATTTCCAGTTTCATTATCTCCACCCTTTGTCAAGTTCTCTTCAAGTAATACCTTTAATACTTCACCAATATGTGATTCAATTTCATCCTTCTGTTCTTCTAAACTAATACTTTCCGGAATACTTAACAAGTGATAATCAAAATTGATTTTTCCATTGCCTTCTTCATCTTCACCAAGAAACTCAATTTTACCGAATGTAAATGCTACATTGGTCATAGGTCCTTCTGTGAATTCCAAATAATGTGTCGCAGTATTTTGTTCCTTGAAATCAACATTTTCTTTTACAGTAAATTTAGGCATTTTCATATTCCTCGGTTATAATTTCATCAGTAAATTCACTCACCAACGATGAGTTGGAGATGGCAAAACGTTCAGTGATCCATTCTTGGAATGAGACATCCTTTAAAATAGGAAGCCAAAATTCTTTTGTATATGTATCTGCCTGACGATACTTCTTTTCTTCACCTTTCTTTTGATACCAACCGTTCTGTGGTTTCACTACATGACCTGATTCTAATGCAATGTCTAGCAATCCTGACCATGTACTAATACCACCTTCAAAAGATACTTCAACAGGAATCTTACTCTTTTCACGAACATAACGAGACTTTTCAACATTGATAATGAAATTATATCCTGTTAAATCTGTTCCTGTCTTTTCCTGCTGACGACCAATAATGAAGATGTTGTCCGCCGAATAATAGATACCTGTGCCACCTGATACAATATCCTTCGGGAACATACCAATTTCCTTATAGGTATGATTCACTACAACCATAGGAATGTCCTTGATGGTTAGATGTGGCGTACACATACGGAATAAACTCTTGAGCTGCTTGGCACGTGTCATGTCTGCCACACTCTTGCCCTCTAATGCATCCTCGACTTCCTTCCGAGAAGCCAAATTGCCAACACTATCAACAATAATAATAACATGTTCACCTCGTTCAATACCATTGATTTGTGACATCATATCATGCTTCAGTTGCTCAATATCAGTAATAGGCGTGTGAATCACACGGTCGGTATCAATACCGAAGCT